GTAGTTGTTGACGCCATCCATGACGTTGAACCATTTTATGTCGAATCAACAGTTACCACCGCCGGTGGTGCTTTTTCCGATGATTTCAGCGAGGATTTTGATATTTAGCGCGTGCTGTAAGTCCTTTATTTAGAACGTTTCTGCCTTTAACATTGCACCAGATAAATCTGATGCAATGAACTTTTCACATATTCTCTCTGAAATCCTTCGCGGCCAATGGGCCATCGAGCCACAAACGGCGCTGTCGCACAGCTCGCTTGTGGCTTCGCTTATTTCAGGCAAATCAGAAAACTTTCAGCCACGCTCCGAATTTCTTCATTTAGTTTCGGCTGGTTCCGGCATCGTTACTTCAGATAATTACAAAGATGCTCCGGCAGGTTCTGTTGCCATCATCCCCGTAAAGGGTACCATGATGAAATATGGCACCATGTGCAGCTATGGCACCGAAGAAATTGCTGCACGTTTCGCGGATGCTTTTGCCTCCAAAAAAATTGCCGCCATCGTCATGGATATTGATTCAGGAGGTGGTGCAGTAAATGCTATTGCACCACTTGCCAACCTTCTTTCGTCAAAATCGAAACCTGTTATAGCCTTATGCGATACGGCTGCAAGTGCAGCCTATTATGTTGCTTCAGGTACCGACCATATTATGGCCGACAACAACCTTTCGGCAGGATTTGGAAGCATCGGGGTGGTTACCTCATTTGTAGATATGCAGCCATACTGGGAAATGCAAGGCGTAAAATTCCATACCATCTACGCAAAAGAGAGCAAAGACAAAAACCTGGCATTCGAAAAAGCCCTGAAGGGCGATTATGAAATGATGCAGGACGAGATCCTTTCGCCACTTGCCAGACAATTCCAAAACCATGTAAAACAATCCAGGGCAACGAAACTTAAATCCGAAACCCCCGGGATACTCACAGGCAAAATGTTTTTTGCCGAAGATGCCCTTGAGAATGGCCTCATTGATTCAATTGGCAATATGGAAAAAGCCCTGTTGCTTGCCGACGTAAAAAAATTCATGAATTCTTAACCAACACCCAAAAAATAAAATGTTAGAGAAATTTAAATCAATCGCAATGACCATACTTGGGATCGCAAAATTCGATACCAAGGATGGAAAAGTGGTGCTTTCGGATGATCAGCGAAAAAAACTCGCTGACGAATTGGGAGCCGACTTTGTAGAAAAATTCAATCAGGCAGTTGACAAACAACTTGCCGACACTTCCGCACAGGATCAGGCCGAAGCTTTAAAAGCTTTGCTTGATTCAGTAAAAGCCGAAAACGCAAAACAGATGCAGAACATGCAGGCTGATTTTGATGCCTTTAAGAAGGATGCAAATGCCAAAATTGAGAAGTTGAGCAAAGCTCCAGAAGCCGACGACATTATTCCAGAACCAACCACAGGAGGAAAGAAAGTGCCTTTTAAAATCAACATGAAGCACGCCCACAACCGCTGGGCAGAAGCTAAGATGAAAGCCGAAGGTGGCGACATCGTGATGACGGGAACCACGATAGATGTGGGCGATTTGAAAACCGAGTTTGGAACGTACATCAGCCAGACCGACCGACCGATTGTTGCGACGCTTACAGCTCCAACTAAATCAGAAGAGTTCATGACAACCAAGGTTGCCATCGAATACTGGAGAGCATCTAAATCCGAAATCAATTCGGTGGTACAGCAATTCGTTGCCAAATGGACGCCTTTGGGAAAGGCTGCATTTACGCCCATCGAAATCCAGAACCGCCGTCACAAGATCAACGTCCCGATTACTCCGGACGAAATCAACCTTTCATGGTTGTCTTTCCTTTATGACGAAAGACTGACCCCGGCTGAAATGCCAATTACCAAGTACATCATCGAAAAGCTTATCCTTCCAAAGGTTGCCGAAGATCGTGAACTGCGCTTAATTGGTACCGGTGTTTATTCGACCACAGGTTTGAATGATGCCGATGGTGAAGCCGGACAGCCAACCGGTCGCTCGATGGACGGTTTCCTTACCATCCTGAAAAAAATGTACGAAGCCAAATTGACCACTTACGCCAATGTAAACTTCATCAACTTCTCAGGTGTTCCGGTAACGTCTGCCAACATCCAGGATAAGATGGAAGAATTCGTTGATTCGATTGACGAAATACATCAGTCAATCCCGATGAACATCTTCACCTCGCAAACACTGTATCGCCAGTACAAACGTGCTTATCGCGATGCTTTCCCGACTACCAAAAATTCTGATGGTGGCGACGATTCGATTGATTTCTCGGTACAGCGTTTACAACCGCTGCCATCAATGGCCAGCTCAAAACACTTCTTTGCCACTCCAAAAGAAAACTTTATCCGCCTTCGCAACCTGAACGACGGCGCGAATAAGATTTTCATGCAGACCGAAAATTACGATGTGAAAGTTTTCGCTGAGTGGTGGGAAGCCGTTGGTTTCGCTATCCAGGAAGCATTGTATGTTTACATTGATGCGCTTTCGCTCATCAACGAGTACCGCGCTGCCGATGATGCAACCAACCTTACAACCTACATGCTCGAAGATGCAGGATGTACTGCTGTTTCGTCGGCTAAACTTGCCGGATACAAAGCCGCTGTTGCTGCTGCAACTGCCGACTATACTGCTACCACTTTGCAAACCATGGTAACAACCGTGAATGCTGCGTAAAAATATTTAAGGTCCGTTCCCGCCTTTTGGCGGGACGGCCTTAACTCACCTTTAAAATTTTAAGGAAATGACATACGTAAAAACCTCTGTTCCAAAACCGGGCATCAATAAAGGCCTGGGTGGAAATAAAAATTATAACATCACCTTTTTTGATTTTGATGATGTTGCAACCTTCCCCGACCGCGATGCAAGCGGTGTTGCCATTGCTGGCAACATTGTAATGAATACCGGTGCAAATGTGATTACAGTTTATGGAACTGTTGACACGATTAAAGCCAATTACGAAGCTTCAGGAGATCTTGATGCCGAAGGTGTAATCCAGTCGGTAATATTTAACCACCCGGGCAACGAGCTTGCTATTCGTGAATTCATGGCCAACTGGCTTAGCCGTAACATTGGTATCATCGTTCAGCACGTAACAGATACCGACAAGGATTTGTATGGATCGCCGGCAGCTCCTTTGCGCATGGTTTTCAAGCATGACGAAGACAAGGACAAGAATGTGACCGAGTTCACATTAAAAACCGCAAACAAAGGCACAGTAGTAGCCAAGTACAATGGTACCATTCCTACCATTACTCCTGCAGTAACTGTTGCTGCTGATGCAACATCAATTACACTGTCGGTTGAAGGCCGCTACCAGTTAACAACTCCTACGGCTTCGGCTAAGGTTATAACCGCTGCCACTGGTGCTACCAACGGCATGGTATTTACTTTGGTTGGCGTTGCTGGTACCTACAATTCCACAATTCCAAAAACATCTACATCATTCCTGCTTGCAGGTGGCGTTACCTGGACAGGATCGGCTGGTGCTGAAATCACTTTCAAAGCCATGTTGACAGACACTGCAACATACAACTACATCGAACTCTCACGGAAATAACCCGACATAGAGCATGAACACGTGTTAAGCCCCGCCGAGTGCGGGGCTTTTTTTTGTCCTTGCTGTAATTGCATTGTCATTGCACCTTTGAAGCATGAAAGAAAAAATACCAGAACAAACCAACCATGTTCCGCTAGTAAGGAAATATCCAAAATATAGCCGGAACGAACTTTGCCCTTGTGGCAGCGGCAAAAAGTTTAAACATTGCTGCGAGCTTGCTTACAGGCTCAACTTATCACAAAAAGTAATCAACTTCAGACAAGATCACATGAAAAACGAAATTATCAACTACCTGAAAACAGACCGCAGTTTTGCCTCAGGTGCAAAGCTGTATCATAAGCTCGGTCACAACCTTGCATTAATCAAAAAATTCAACCTTCAGGGAGAAAGTAAATCCAATCTTGACATGCTTCATTACCAGCTCTGGAAGCTGACAGGATTGCCCGAAAAAGAATTTAATGAAATTATGATGAAACCCGTTGAGAAATCTCAAATCTCAAATGACAAAACTCAAAAGGTCACTGAGCCTTCCGAGGTGCCGAACACCGAACAACAAACAACAAACCCCGAACAAATAATTTCAGTTGCCGAAGCAATAAAATTTAAACTCCGGGAAGAATTCCCATTCCTTTCCGACAAATCCTGCCCGGATGCTTTCAAAATCCTGGTTGCCGACATGATGACGGCACATGAAAACTATGTGAAAGCTCACGAAGAACTTTTCAATATCACTAATGAGCAGGATGCCTTTGATGCTGCCGATAAGCTCATTAATAATTACCTGGATAACCAGGAAATCTGGAAAGAACTCAATTACTATAAAAATACCGGGACCGTTCTGGGTAAACACAGCTACTTTGAAGATCAAAACCGCCAGAAGGAGTTAACTTCCAAAAGTGTTCCTGATTTGATGATCATGCTGCGAAATATTGAGCATTCAATCTGGCGGGTTACAAAAAAAATGAAAGACGATCCCAAGCCTGAGCTTGTTGCCAGACGCGAAAAATCAATCAGGGATTATGAGCGGGATAAGAAAATTATCAAATCATTGCTGAATATTAACGACTGAACGTGATGGAATTCACCCAAACACATCTTACCAACATCGAAAACCTGGCACGGCTTAATTATACCATCAGGCAAATTGCTGTGTACATCGGTTTCGATGTTGACGAGATTTATGAAGAATACCGAAATACCGAATCGCTGTTTCGTAAAACTTACGACCGTGGCGTAATGACAACACAAATCGCAATCGAAAAGGCAAACCTCGATCTGGCAACAGCCGGAAATATTAATGCAATCCAACGCCATGATAAAAAAGTTATCGAAAGACAAATACGTGAGGCTAAAGAACGAATATTCGGACGCGCTTAATAGTGTTGATCTTGATCTTCTCCAGCTTCATATAAAAACAGGCAAAACAAAATCGCTCCCCGACGACCTTGTGCTTTACATCGAATTGATGGAAATTGTACGGGGGCTGTATGCCAAGTACGAAACAAAAACCTTCATCGTAAATCTACTGATGATGAAACCTTACGAATTGTCACGATTTCACGCAAACAGGCTTTACTTCGACACGCTTAACTTTTTTTACTTAGATAACTCAGTAAAGCAAAAAGCCTGGGAAAATATCTATGCTACCCACTTGGATAACATCGCTTATTATGCCATCGAAAAGGACGATCTTGAAACCGCTCACCGCTGTTTTATGGATGCCGCAAAACTGCGTGGCGTTGGAACCGACGAAAAGGGCGAAATGCCCGCCGAAATGTACAACCGCCCGGTTATAATTTACACCATTGATGCCGAAGCCGCCGGAATAAAATCAACCTCCCGGAAGGAGCTGGCCGAGTTTATTGATAAAATCCCGGAAATTTCGGAGCGCGAACGGGTAAGGCTCAACAAAGATGCAGGCATTTCGGAAGTTACCTTATTTGAAGATTTGCCGAATGAAGCTAAATAAAATTAAAGCCAGCGAACTCGAAACCGAAATAAGGTACGCCAACCGGGTTAAAATGGTTATTGATCTGATAAAACCGAAAAACCTTGTTTTTATCGGCGGCCGTGGTACAGCAAAATCAACCGACATTATTGCCGAACGAAGCATTGATATTTGTTACGAAATGCCCCGCGCTCCGTTTGCTTTTGTTGCCGATACTTACGTAAATCTGATGACGAACATTGTCCCCGCTATCCTGCTGGGGTGGGAGCGTAAAAAATGGTTTGAATATAACCCCATCCGGAATTTCGGACATTACGTTGTTGATAAGCCACCGCCCGACAACTGGCCACAACCTTACATCAAAACATTCGACTACAAGCACACCATCAGCACATTCCTGGGAAATAAATTCTTTTTGATTTCGCTCGACCGTGCTTCCATCAGCGCCGGTATCTCGGTGGTGCATCATTTTATTGATGAGTGCAAATTTGCCCGTGAAGATCGGGTTTCCAAACTTTTCCCAACCCTGCGCGGTGATGCGATGCTTTACGGCCATTCGCCATATTTTATGGGGCAAACATTTTGCACCGATATGCCAAACCCCAATGCTGGTGAATTCGACTGGATTCTCCGTCTCGAAAAAAACATGAACCGGGAGCAGATCACAACGATAATACAAACCGCCCTGGTGGTTAACGACCTCAATGTTGAACTTTACAACGCAACAAAAGATGAGAAGCCATCCAAAGAAATCGAAAACATAAAGAAAAACCTTAAAAAATGGAGCGAACGACTGAAAAAGGTAAGGCACGGATCAACCTTCTTTCATGTGGTAAGCTCATTTGTTAATGCCGATATTCTCACAATCAACTATTTTAAAAACCTTTTCGATACCCTCGAATTTGAAGACTTCAAATCATCGGTGCTTTCCATTAAGGCAACGCTCGAAAAGGGAGCGCGTTTTTATGGCAACCTGAAACCCTCACACTTTTACGACGATTCGTACAATTACGATTATTACGACCGCTTTAAACTTACCGATAACATAAAACAAAATAGCCAGGGATTGAAACACATCAGGCACGATCAGCTTATCGAAGGCGGGTTTGATGCAGGCAATATGATGAGCCTGGTATTGGGGCAGGAGCAGGGCATTGATTACCGCGTGCTCAAGTTTATGTATGTGATAACCCCTGAATGGATACGTGAACTGGCTAACAAGTTTATCAACTTCTTTGAACACCACAAAACAAAAACACTGCATCTCTATTACGACAGGGCAGCCAACCAAAACAGCAGCGCCAAACAAGACTATGCCACCAAGTTAAAGCAGGCTATCGAAACAGATGCTGCCGGTAATCGTACAGGGTGGATAGTTGTGCTGATGAGTGTGGGGCAGGGTAACATAACACACGCCCAGGAGTTTGATCTGATGAATGAACTTATGAGCGGGCGCAACAAGAACCTGCCACAACTACACATTGATATTCACGAATGCCGTGAACTCAAGAGCAGCCTCGAACTTGCACCCGTTATCAAAGATGCACACGGCAATATCAAGAAAGACAAACGAT